TAGGGTAGTTACTGTTTGAGTCATTATGCTTCCTTACCAACTGCAATCACATCCCAAGTCGAGGCAGTTGCATTATATATGCATCCAACATATGTTAATTTATACATAGTAGTCGTTGATGTAGGCAGTGTTGTTCCAACAACTCTAAAACAGTTGGTTCCACTAGTAGTCCAATAAATATTGCGAACTGTTCCATCATCTTTAATACGGAACATCATTTTCTGCCCGTCTGTAGGAACTCCAGTATCTAAGCTAATCGTCAATGTTGCTGTGTTAGACAAAGTTAAATTGTACTGATCGTAGGAATCACTAGTCCAACTTTGTGAAGTTGTGCCTGCAGCAACAGCAATTGAATTAACACGTGCTTTAATACCAGTCGTAACAATCACACGACCCGTACCTTTTGGTGTTAGGGTTAAGTTAATGTTTGTATCAGAACCCTGTGCAGATATAACAGGAATTCCTGCTGATGCAGCGCCGACTACTTGCACATAATTTGCAGAACCGGCACCGCCAATCAGAGTAGTGAATGATCCTGTGGTTGGAGTTGTAGCACCTACGGTCGTTCCGTTTATCGAGCCACCAGTAATACTTACACTAGAATCGCTCTGAGAACTGATAGTTCCCAAAGTTGGCTTACCAGTCAGGTCAGCATAGGCACCAGAGAATAGAGTAGGTTTACCTGTCAAGTCAGCATAGGCACGAGAAAATAGTTCAGTTTTATCTGCTTTATTTCCTAAGGTAGTTGCAATTGTGGTAGAAAAGTTAGCATCATTTCCCAGCGCGGCAGCAAGCTCATTTAGTGTATCGAGTGTAGCAGGAGCAGTATTAACTAAATTAGAAATTGCTGTTCCAACATATGTTTCTGTAGCATATCCAGTCAAGCTAGGAATACTTGGCTTGTTAGTTAAGTCTGTATAAGAACCACTAAACAAAGTTGGTTTGTTTAAAATCTGAGCTAACCCGCTAACTGCATTCCAGTCACTATTAACTTGAGCAGCTGGTATTGTAGGTTTATCAGTTAAGTCATTATAAGAACCAGAGAAAGATCCACCAGTTCCACCACTAACAGTAGAGAACTGAAACTTCTTAGTTGTAGCGTTATAGTTTAGATACTTACCATCACCAATTGTTGCTCTATCAACGTCATCTAACCATCTTAAATTAACTTCACCTGAACCTGGACCAGTAGCAGCAATTCTACTAATGGCTCTTTCTAGGAATTTAATCTTATTGTTTAATCCAACTATCTCTTGACTTTGGATATAAGGTTGTACTGGAGATGCTGCAGGAGGAGTTACCTCATTCAGCGTAGCCTTAACAACATTAACTGTATTTAATTCTTCATATAACTTATTAACTTTATCTATCTTAGTATCTAATTCATCGTACTTTGAATTGATAAAAATAGAATTTACTTCTCTAATAGTCTCAACTATTTCTTTCTTAGTTTTATCTATTGTTTTGTTATATTCTTCATTTACGCTATTAATAGTATCAATTTTTTCTTGAAACTTATTAATTTTATCTAAGAATGGCGTTATAGAATTATCATATTTTTCAGACAAAGACTTAACTTTAGTTCCAACAGATTCTATATCCAAATATAGATATTTAATATCAGTTAGTAAAGTTTCTTTATTTGTTGCAGTTAATTCACTAGCTTCTTGTAGTTTAACACTAAGAAGATTTAGATTATGGGATTCTGCTTCTACAACTGACTCTAGTTTTTCTAGTTTAGTTTCGGTATTCTTTAATGCTTCAGTATTTAAAGAAAGAGCTTTATTGGTATTAAATTCTGTTTCAATTAACTTATTTTTATTACTTTCTACTAATTCATTAATATAATCAATCTTAGAATTTAAATTATTGAATATATCAGTTTCTGAATCTACAAATTCCTGTAGTTCATCTACATGTTTCTTAGTTAAAGAAAGTGCTTTATTAATGTTGAATTCTGTCTCAATAATTTTCTTTTTATTTTTTGGAACTTCTTCATTAATATATCTAATAATTTTATTAGTTTTTTTATCAACATGTTGTATTAAATCTGATAGAAGATTCATATCAGATTCGTTAATTTTAGTTAGATCTTTTTTAAGATATTCTATATTTTCATTGACAACCAATAAGTGAGATAGAAATAATTGTTCTATCTCATCACGCTGCATTATTACTGAACTATCTCCGCCATTAAAGAAAGACTCTAGTAGTTCAGCTTTTTCGATAGCATCACTGAATTTTTTGTAGTTATTAGAAAAAGATTCTAGTAGCTCAATATTTTGTGGTTTTGGAGTTTTAACTTCCTCCGGAATAATGTTTTGTTTCTCTTTATATTCTGTAAATTTTTTCATCTTTGCCATCCTTTAATTACTTCAGAAGAGAAGTTAGCCTTGCTAAATTCCATACGATTGACGATCTTCACAGCGCCGCCGGATAGGTGATCAATGGCAACAAAACCTTCAACGCCAGTAACTTTGAATCCAGAAGAAGTCTTGATGAACGTGGAGATATGTCCAGCTTCGTTCATCTTGTTGATGATCATTTCTTTGATAGTGGTTAGCTTTTCAGCTATCTCAAAGATCTTAACGATCTCACGCTTATCATGATTAGCGAAGAAAGCTAGAATCTTCTTACGCTTTTCTTCCTGAACATCCTTACCTTTTTGCGTTTTCTTGGACTCGATTTCCTTCTGGAACTTATCGTGAATATAGTCGAAAAGCCCAGTCACATGAGCATTGATATCAGTGATTGGAGTATTGGCTTTGATCTTGGAGTTGTTGTAGGTTTTAACCTGCATCAATAGATCTTCGTCTCTAGATATTGCATTGAGAGTTAGAGGGTTCGTAGCTTGAAACATAGAACCAACATCGGCAAGCATTTTAGTTACTGCAGCAGTCTCAGACTTAGTGAAAGTAGCAGTACCAGAGTAGTCTTTATAGTTAGCATCGTCCATCCAGATGCTAGGAACATCCTTGAATTTCTCAACGATACCTTTACCGAAGGAAGCAGACATAGTCTCAAAAGACTTACCTTCGTAGGTAGTATGCCAAACGATACCAATCTTGGCAGAACGAATCTTAGCTCCTAACTCGCTAGAGTAAGGAATGGCATAAACGATAGTGTTTGGATGAAAGGTAACATACTTCTCATCGTCGATGATCTCGATCTTTTTATCGTCAGTGAACATAAGGTCACCTTGATAAACACCAGACTTGATGCCTAGCTTTGAGAATTCAGAGAGAGCGATCTTGAATTTGTCGGCTAGATCTCCAGATAACTCAGCATCAATATCAGCTGCAGTTTTGTATACTTTAGGCTCTTTGTTGAAGATACCCTTCTTAGCTACAAAGAACTTTCCGTCTCTTGGATCAATACCAGCAAAGATAGCTGGCGCACCGTCCCACTTCACAGTGGCAGTCACTTTGGAAGCAGAGTTGCCTGCAAGCATGTCACGGAGGTCACGCAGAAAGTTGATCGCCTTTCGAGTGCCAGCTACACCTTCGTTGAAGACTAGGTCCTCTAAAGATGCTCCATATGAGTATTTTTATCTTCATTGATGAAGTTTTTTAATGTTAACATACAGAGCACTCCTTTCTTTCAAAATTTATTTCCATTTTATTTTACCTCTTTGCTGCATTAAAGTCAACCAATGACCCTACTGTGTGAAGGGTTATCGGTTAAATGGTTTAGTATGTTCACAGTAAACATTTAATATTTACTTGATTTTCAATAATGTTCACAGTTTTTCCATTTATAGGTGCAATATTATATGGAGAAGTATTCTGTGGTAGAGAGAATTCAATAGTAAAGGTGAACTGGTAACCTTGAGCTCCAATTCTACCTTTGGATTTTTCTTCAGCGTCAGCTTTAGTCACACCCTTAGATTGACAACGCACACGTGCAGTTATTTTGCACTTGTCTTCAAACTTAGGAACTGGAGGAAGCCCAGCTGTCTTCATTCTTCCATTTAGATCAAGAGGATCTTTAGATCCGAGAAGATAAAAGCCATGTGTACCAACATTAATATAGTAGGTGTTCTTAATATTGTAGTATTGCGTCATTGCATTCGCAGGCAATGTTAACTTAATATCTGGACATGTCTTAAGATCAGAATCATATCGTTCGCGTAGTGGAACTTTTAACATCTTCTGCTCCCACTCTTTGGTTCTGTCTGAAATATTATAGATTGGAGTCTCCCATCGCCTATTAATTTCAGAAAGAACACCAGAAGATTTTGCTAAATCAGCCAGAAATTGCTTCTCAGTTTCATCGTGATCTATTTCGCCAAATTGCCAATGTGGTGTCTTGTTAGCATACGCCTTTATTACAAGACTCCCACCTGCGGTTGGTGATATTTTTAATTCACACCCAGCTTCTTTGCCACGTACTGTGAGCATAAGGTCTGGGCGAGTATGTGAAGCACCAGCAGTAATACCATCAGAAAGATTAAACTTCTTCAGATATTTGGTAGCATTCTCCTCATATACAAACCCTTGTTGTGCAGCCATATTTTAACCCCAAAGAGAATATTTAGGCTTATTTTAATTTTACCCAAAGAACGATTCCAGATCTACAGTGTTGTCTTCGAAGTGTTCATCAAACATTTTACGAGCCAGCTTTGGCAGCTTAGGGTCGTGATTGGATTTGGTCTTCAGTTCATTTAGATAACCAGTTTGCTTACCAAACGCAAGATCGACATAGTGCTGAGCGATCACCTTACGGTCAAACTGTTTAATCAGTTCATAGTTGTTCAACTGAATCTGTTTGTATGCCTCTGGACTCATATCACAATATTCAGTGATTTTTTCAGCATATTGCCTTGGCGTATAAGAACGCTTCAACATACAATAATTTACGCCTGCCTTTAGAACAACTCCGTTACCTTCTTCGT